AACAATGCTTTATCAATTGCTGTGGCCAAGTCAAAGGCTGTAAAGGTAATAATCTCTAGGATGTCGCTAGCAGCCAAAGCAGCAAGAGAAGCAATACTTGTTCCGTTGCTTGCTGTATAATCTGTGCCACGAACTAACAGAACACCATTTAAGTATACCTGTTCTTTACCAGCAATATATGAAAGTGTTAAACCATTAGCATCTGTTCCAGATACTGAAGTCTCACCACCTGATGCTACGAACTTGTATCGGTAGATTGCTGCAGTTGAGGAGATTGAACCCCAAGCAGAACCTGTCCAAGCAAACATAGTTGCAGATACTGAGTTCCAATATAGAGCACCAGTTACTAACGCATTACCATCATTATCTAATGTAGGAGCAGTTGACTTAGCACCTAAGTACCTATCATCAAAGGAATCATATGAGGCTTCAGCAGCGGCAGCAGAGGCTGCAGCAGCAGTAGCAGAACCAGCCACAGCATCTACATAAGCCTTTGTAGCAGCGTGTAGGTTAGATGATGGAGTACCTGATAATGTCAGAGCACCAGTCATTGTAGAACCAGACTTAAGAACTACTGTATCTGAGAAGTTGGCTGTGTCATTAAGAGCAGCAGCAATCTCATTAAGAGTATCTAATGTGCCAGGAGCACCATCAATAAGAGCAGAAATCTCTGTATCTACATAGCCTTTAGTTGCTGCATCTGTAGATATGGAAGGTGTTGCAAGGTTTGTAATGTTTTGGCTATTTGCAGATACTGCACCAGTAGGAGCAGCCATCTGGTCAAGACGATTAGTTCTAACTGCTGTATTAAACTCAGAGATAGTTGATGCTGTTTGAGTACCAGTATGGTTAGCACGGGCTAGTGGGTCAGTTGCTAACTTACCTAGTGAGATAGCAGCACTATTAGAAATATCTGTGTTTACTATTCCACCAGTAAGAGATAACTTACCATAGGTAATTCCAGCAGATGCATTAACATCAGCATTTACGATAGCACCAGTAGCAATAGATGATACTAGGCTAACTGAACTTGAACCATTAAAGGATACGGCTGACGCCTCTACATCTCCAGTAATTTGGAAGTCTCTAGCAGTTGCTAATGTAGTAGCAGTAGCAGCATTACCAGTTGTGCTACCTGCAGAACCAGATACGTTACCAGTAATGTTAGCGGTAATAGTACCAGCAGAGAAGTTACCAGAAGAGTCACGGACTACGATTGCAGAGTTGGTATTAGCAGATGTGGCAGTTGTAGCAGAGTTTGCTACTTTGCCAGCAGTTGAAATTGTAGCAAGTTTACTGTCAGCAATTGCTGCAGAACTTGAAATGTTAGAGTTAGCAATGTTGCTGATAGTGTTGCTTGCAGCATCAATTGTTTTGTTAGTAAGAGTCTGGGTATCTGAAGTTCCCACTACGGAACCAGTTACACCGTGTACTCCCGAAGATGCTTCAACGTGTGTATTGGCTTCACGATAATCTCTACCAATTGCCATATGCCGTACTACAGCACCAGCAGAGTGGGCTACACCAGATGAGCCATCAATACCACGAGTAATAGTAAGAGTGTTGGTCGAGACCGCCGTTACATCTACAATTTCTTCAAGCGCTGTATCTGGGTCTATCACCACCGTAAAGGTTTGGCCAGATGAAATCGTGGCACCACCTAGTAATGAAGTTCCTGATACTACTGTTGCAGTAGTACCACCAGCAGTTAATGCTGCAGACAGTGTTGTCTGTTGTGAACGTGAGGAGTATTTGCGTGTTGTCATTTATTTACCTATCGGCTGTAGTGGACTCGAATTGGATATGCAGTTTGCTGTCTTTGAGTTTCCTCATTTAAGCGTTGTGTGTACAGGGCATACAGTTGTTTTGTTGCAGTTTGTGAAGCACCATAAGGACGTTTGCTATCTGTCTCATCTGCCTGTGGGCTAACTTGAGCAGCACGTGCAGGGTCAAGGTAAGTAAGCAAACGATAAGAAGCACCCAATACAATTACATCTTTACAAGAGTTTGGTAGTCCAGTTTGTGTTGCAAAGTCTTGAGCATTAGTAGTAAATGGAACTGGGTCAGTAGCATATACAACCTTAACAGTTCTGCCAGGAGTAATATAATCTCCAATGGTTACTGTTTGGGAAGTAGCACCAAATGCTGTAGCATCTGCTTTAGAATCCCAAGACCAGCGACGAACAGGAATCCATTCAAGTGATGGACCAACTGATTGCCACATAATTGAAAGAATGTTTTGGATATTTAACCCATCAAAATCATAGGTTGTTTGAGCAGCATTGAATGTAAAGGTAGTTACATTAACTGCAAATATGCTAGAGCCAGCAGCATTAATAGTATCGTTGATAGCCTTCTTAATTACATAACGTGGGAATGTAGGTGAGATGGTAACCTTAGTATCTGCTGTGTGTGTAGCAGCAGTAGTACCTAGATAGCCACGACCATAAGGGGATACAGTTGCTGTGTTAGCAACACGGTCAAATGAATCTACCCACAACAACTCTTCATCAATCTCAACTACACCTTTACCTAGGTTTTCAGTAGAGCCTAAAGATAATACAGTAGGAGATGTAGATGGTGATGTTAGAGTAGTAACTGCACTAGTTAAGTGAGTTGCTCTATCTTGTTGGTAAGTATATCCAGCAAGGTTAATCTGAACCTCATTGATTAAATCTGTTAATGTAGTTGTCATTAGGCGTTGATACTCCGTAATGCAGCAGGTGCTGCTAGGCCAGTAGTGCCTGCAAGTTCATTGCAGATTCCATCAATATCTTTAAACTTATCTCTTGTTCTATTAGCCTCAGCCTTGATATTTAAAGCACCAACAGTGGCAAGTCCAGTAGTGCTAGCATAGGCATTTGCTGCCCCTTGCTCATCTAATCCAGTTGTACCAGCAAGACGATTAAGTTCTGCGGTTAAACTACTACCTGCTTTACCAAGTGCCATTGTTTATCCTATCTAGGTGTAATGATTTTCTTATCAGGGGTGATAAGTTTTGACTTAGGCTCTTCCTTAGGTTTACCAAAGAATGCCTTGTAATAATGTTCATCAAATGAAAAACGTTTCATATGTGGAGCAGTGGCTCCTGTGTGGCAATAGAGTGGAACCTCTGCCTTATCGCATAGTGCAAAGAAGAATATATCTTCGCCTATAAACTTAGTTCCTCTACCCATCTCCATAAACACCTGTCCATCTGGTGCTACGGTTCTTACCTTCTCAACTACGCTGCGGTGCATTAGGATAAATCCAAACCCTGCAGCATCTACCTTAATCAGTTTATTCTCAGGTAGTGGATGTACTCTGGATAATCCAAAGCCACCATCTCCATCGTTAACAAAACTAAATACTGTAGGCATTGGAATCATTAAAGGTTCCTCAGGATTATCTGTAGTAAAATATACTCCAGTAACTAGAGGACGTTCTTTAGCATCCTTGTTATCCCATAATAATCTAAACTTCTCTGGACTAATTACTACATCTGAGTCTACCCATAGTAGCCATTCGTAATCAGTCTTATCATACCAGTAATCAATTACTGTCTGTCTTTGTCTAGCAATTTGGTTGCCTTGGCTGCGTAATGTTGTAGCAAATTCTACGCCAGACTTTAACATTACATCTGCTACGCCTTGCATAAACTTGCCATCTACCATTCCGTTATCACACCATACTAGTGCCACAGAATCTTTTTTGCTCATAGTCCCCAGTGTCCCTATCTGTACTTTGCTGTCTTCTTTGCTATTGATTTAGGTTGCTTTACAAACTGCTTACCTTTTTTCATACCCTCACGTTTAGCCTTACTAGTTGCTGCATATTCAGATGAGGATAATGCTTCTCTTGCTTTCTTAGGTAAATATCTTTCGCCAGTAGCCTTCTTGCCCTGAGTGCTAGGTTTGCCAGACTTGGTGCCCCACTCTTCTTTTGTCCATTTAGATAAAGACTTTTGCTTGCTACTCTTACTACCTGAATAACCACCACCGGACTTTTTATATTCCAATGCTACAAGTTGGGCTTTACGAGCAGACCATTGTCCAGGCTTGCCGCCTTTAGAACTGGCCATAATACGATTCTTAATACGATTCCTAAGTTCAGGATTAGTATAAGACATTACCATTTAACCTTGTCTGCCCAGTACGCTGCAGACATTTTGCCTTTAGCAATATTCTTAGCGTGACGTGCTTTAAATGATTTTTGTCTAGCAGTAGGTTTTCTATCCCCAGTTACACCTTGCTGTCCAAATCGAATAGTCTTTACTTGACTACCTTCTTTAGCCACTACTACGTGTGACTTGGTTGGATGATTAGGAGTACGTTTTGGTTTGTTAAAACCAGATACTCCCGCTCTCTTTAATCTTGAATCTTTCACTTGCTCCCCTTAACTACTTCTTTTGTCTTAGGGTCAAGGCGGACTTTTTCCGACCCATCCTTCCGAAGAATAACAATTACACCGTCCCGCATAATTGATTTATTCCAACCGTCGTGACGCTTACGTTGACCCGATGACATTACTTTTTCTTCTTTGACATTCCAGCCTGAGATAGGGCAATAGCAACTGCCTGCTTCTTAGACTTTACCATCTTCTTTGACTTACCAATGTTAAGAGTTCCAGCCTTATACTCTTTCATAACCTTGGAAATCTTTTTCTTTGCTGCTGCTTTTTTCATTATTATCTTGTCCCTGGTCTACGAGCAATACGAGTTTCAGGTATATACATTCCTGGATACTTGTCTTCAATTGCTTTTCTAGCAGCAGCCTCGGCTGCAGCCATACCGTCAGGAGATATTTCTTCCTGATATTTTTTCTTTGCCGCCTCACCGGTATAAGGTTTAGGCTTTTTGGTATCACCTTTATAAGGGGCTGGTTTTTTAGTGTCGCTCTTATATGGTTTAGGCTTTGGCTTAGGGGTATTCATATTACTTCTTCTTGCCCATCTTCTTCATACCCTTACGCATTTCCATCATCTTCTCTGCTTTTGATTCCATCTTCTCACCCTTAGCATAAGCCTTTGCAGCCTTCTTGCCTTTGGCGGTATATGGGAACTTCTTCTTTCCTACTTTTGGCATTAGATTTGTCCTATCTCTTTCATTACGGCTGCGGCTTTTTGAGTTATATCTTTAGTCTTAGGCATAGTGTCCGCATTATACGCTTTGCCTAAAATCTCTGATGCTTTATGCGCTTCCTGTACGTGACGCATAGTTGTTCCTGCTGGTTGTATCCCCTGTGCTCTAGCATCTCTATATGCCTGTAACTCAGAGTTCCATTTCTTATCTGGTATATCTCTTTTAGCATCTCCAGTATTCATCTGAAGACTTAAACCCTTGCATCCAAAACATCCATCAATTGGTTCTGGATGATGTTCCCAGTGTTTCATATATCCCCTATATTGCTGTAAAGTTAGCCTCAGTAATTCCTAAGCCTGCTGCTATTAATGCAGCCTTTGTAGTATCATCTACTGTATGTTCATATCCACCACGATAAAATTCATCATAGTCGGTTATATCTTCATCTAGTATATATCTTACTTTAGAATAAGTTCCACCACTTTTGGCAATGCTTACACCTTTATCTAATTTATAGAAATAAAACAGTCTATGTTTTCCAATAGGTGCTTCTTCTACAACTGGTGTTGTAAATGTATAATCTGCCATTGTTCTCCTTAATGAACTTACTGTAAGACACTGCAACGTATTCGCCGTATAAACAGTGTCTTACCGTCGCAAATCCTAATACGCCGTACCAACCCATTGGGCGGTGACGCATCAAGCGGTCAACTACTGGTCCGATAACTACGTGTGGCTCTTCGGCAACTGCCTCAGCCAATGCTTGCTGTCCTGCTAGGATTGTGCGGTATACACGAGCAGATGAAGAACCATCTGTTGCGTTGTATAGACGTGGAGACGCTACAAAGTATGCTCCTTCGTATGTTCCGATTTCTCCAGCCCAGATACGGTCTTGTGCAGAGCCGTATTGGTTAGGAAGCAACCATCCTGCAGAACCTGTCTCAGCACGAAGATCGTGTGAAACTTCTGGGTGGATACCACACCAGTATAGGCTACCCTTGCGAGCAACAGCCTTGTTAGCACGTAACTTGGCTACAGCCTTGCGTAGGTTTGCAGATGAAATTGTTGCAGCAGCAGTAATTGTTGCTGTTGAAGTTGCAGTTGAACCTGAGTAGATTACGTTGCTTCCGCCACGCAATGTTGTCATTGCTACGGAGTCAATAGAATCTGCAAGGTTAAATGCAATGATGTTAGCAATTGCAGGGTCAACATCTGCAAGAGAGAATAACTCTAATGCACGAGTTACCAACACTGAGTTACCGTACTCGTTAAGAGTAATGGTTACTGAGGTTGGTGTTGACATTGCTACTGCATCTGGATCAGTTGTTTCTGTCAGGGCAGTAGTTGCTACTGATAGATCAACATAGCGTTGTAGAACAACTGTTGATCCTGGGATTGCTTGACGGGCTGGACGCTTATCTGCGACTGAACGAATTAGTGGTTCAGAACGGAGAGCGAATTCTAGAAGACGGTCATATGCCTTCTGTACTAGACCAGCACCACCA